TTATAGGGAAGAGATTAAGTGGCAGTTAGTTCAGAAAATAGAGCACAGTTGAGATTATCTCCAACAGGTCTTAGAAGACAAGGTCCACCGGGTTTTGGCGGCGGAGCAGGCGCAACTGCTTTCTACTTTGATGGCCCTTCAGCACCGCTTAGACAACATGGTGGAATACTATTTCCATTTCAACCTGACATTACATATAGTGCAAATGCAAATTATTCACCATACGACATGACACATACCAACTACACTTTTAACGCATATAGAAATAGTCCAAGTCCTAGTATTCAATTAAACACAACTTTTGCTAGTACAACTGAAGATGAAGCAAGGTACACAATGGGTGTACTACATTTTCTACGTAGTGTAACAAAAATGTTTTTTGGTCTTAATGAAACTGGTTCACCAGGACCTGGTACTCCGCCACCAGTGTTAAGATTCAGTGCATTTGGTGAAACACAATTCAATAACATACCTGTGCTAGTAGAAAACTTTAGTACAACTTATGATAGTAACGTTGATTTGAAAGATATAGACGGAAGTCAGATTCCAGTTGTAATGAATATTTTTATTGGATTATTAATTCAGATAAGTCCTGCAAAACAAAAAAATGATTTCAGCTTAAGAAGTTTTGCAAGTGGCGCTCTTTATAAAGGCGGATTTGTCTAATGCAAACAATTTATAGCAATACCAGTAACTATGCTAAAACTAAACTGAATAATAGATATTTAGAGTTTTATAATCCCCCACTTACACAAGATTCATTATCTGAGAAAACTATAACTATGATATTGCAACCAAAATATGATAGACGACCAGACTTACTTGCGAATGACCTATATGGATCTAGTAGACTATGGTGGGTGTTTGTCCACTACAATAGAGACTTAATAAAAGATCCCATCATGGATTTTAAAGCAGGAATCAAACTTATAGCACCAAAAACATTTAAGCCATCAGGAGTTAATTAATGGCCCTGAAACAATTCTACCAAGACAATATACTGAATCAATTTGATTCCTACACCTATAAGTGGAAAATTATGATGTGTCACCCAATGGAGTCACATAGATTTGAACAACTTATCAGCGACGACAATAATAGAGTTGTAGTACTAGCAGAAAGTGGAGTTGAAAGTGAAATTAATATTGGTAGTGTACAACACAGCCTGACGCTTGCTTTAAAAAAGAATCAAGATAGAAACGGCGTTGCCAACATGTTCAGCTTTAATTTAATTGAACCAGGTGGTGCAACTTTTTTTAATCGCATACTAGAGGCGGCTAGGCGTTTGACAATTGAAAATCATCTAAAAGCCGCATATCTACTAGAGCTTAGATTTATAGGAACAAAGGACGGCATAACCACAGAAAATGTTGTGGGTCCTTTTTATTATGTTACAACTACAACTGGTATTACATTTGATTATGCAGACGGGGCAACCACTTACAGAATGGATATGGTTGAAACAAAAGTAGATGCTTTTAAACCACAAACACTTTATTTAAAACAAGACACTGGTACAATTAAAGCAACAACATTTGGAGAATTCTTAGATGTCTTTACTAAAGAAGTCAATGAACAAGAAAGAGAACGTGTAAATCTAACCAATGCACAGATTTTTGCAGATGAATACACGTTTAATACTAGAAATGAAGCTACTGAATGGAATGACTGGACTTTTGGAGCCAGTGGTGCCGCAGGTGATACAAGATTAAAAGGTACTAGTGTTACTGGAGAAGCTGGAACACTAACCTTTAATTTTGCTAAAGGCACTGCCCTAAGCGATTGTATTGTGGTTGCACTACTACACACAGTAAACATGCGTAAGTTACCAACTGGTGCAGGAGGATTTCATAAAGATAATCCTGACGAAGGTGAAGCTAAAGCTATGTCGTTTAAAGATTTAAGCAGTTGGTTTGTTTTTGACTCTCAGACCGAATACGGTCATTATGATACAAGAACCAAACGATATCAGCTAAAGATTGAATATAGTATAATAAAGTATCTAAATGGTGATGTAATACATGATCCTAACAGTTATCAACAGGTGCTACAATCATCAAAAATTCAAAAAGACAGAATTAAAAACTTATTCAAACAAGGTCTAATACGCAAGAGATTTGATTATAGTTTTACTGGATTGAATACAGAAGTTTTAAATTTAGATATTTCTCTACAAAACACTTATTTTCAATTACAAGCATTGAATCACGGAAAGCTGGCTACTAGAAGTCAGGCATTTACTGGATTGGGTACTGAAGGTGAGAAGTTTAATATTGTACAAGGATCGTTAGATGATAATAATACAGAAAGACAAGCACTTGAAGCAAAAGACGCAAAGTTAAAAAGTCAATTAGAATCCACTAGTGGTGGAGATCCAATGCTCGATAGTATAGCATCAAATCAAACTGCTATAAAAAATGCACTTGCTGAAAATGAGAGAGCTTTAAAAAGGAATGCTGAACAAGGTAGAATACTACGAGATCAGAGAAATCAAGCATATGAAAATTTACCTAGTGCTAAAGCTAGACTAGAAGGTAGTTTATCACTGAGTAACCGATATATTACACAAGACCAGTTGCGAAGTAGCGTTACAGGAAATGAAGGTGATACACTAGAAACAACACCACTAACATTTGAAGCAAATGTTGTAAACAGTAAAGCAACCCAAGGTCCAGATAATCAAAACCAAGGTGCTGTGATGTTAGGTGCAGTTGAGCTCAATCTAAATACACTAGGTGATCTTACAAATCAACTAATAGCAATTAGAGGAGACCCTTATTGGTTAGGTAAACCTAAGGGTGCTAGGACAAAATTTGAAGGAGCTAATTACGATATTGGTGGTACAAATTATTTCCTTAATCTTAATTTCCCTACGTATCCTAATGAAGAAAATGGACTAATGAATGTAGCAGAACAGAATTTTGGCATCATTGGATTATACAGAGTATTCAACGTAGAAGCATCCTACAGTGATGGTCAATTTACTATGCAGTTACAGTCATTTAGAGATTTAAATACAAATATTGGATTAACTATTGATGAACTATTAAGTGGTGAGATTAACGATTCAGACTATCAATCACAAGAACAAAGATTTATGGGAATAGATGGCCCAGCTGATGCTGAACTATTAGAACAACAAGACTCTGGACAAAACATTACAGGTCCAGAATTAGGAATAGTACAAGATGGTGATGCATCAGGCACAGTAACCGAAAGTCAATCGGGTATTAGAAATCAACCTATAACACAAGAGCTTAAAAGCATCTTGCAAAATGCGGCTACAGAAACAGGATTAGATGTCGAAGTATACAGCGGAGGACAACCAGAAAAAGGTACAAGTAGCAAAAGAACTGGTAGTACAAGACATGACAACGGTCGTGCGGCAGATGTTAATTTATTCACAGGTACTGGATCTAATAGAAGAAAATTATCTTTATCCAATCCAAGTGATGTGCCACTGATACAAAACTATCTACAAACAGCAAAAAAATACGGTGCAACTGGATTTGGTGCAGGAAACGGATACATGGGCAATGATGGTTTTCATATAGATAATGTACCTGGTAAAGGTGGTGTATGGGGAGGTCCATTTGATCCTGTACGTAAAACTTATACAAGAGCAGGAGCACCAGCATGGTTAAAAGCGTTAGGATAAAAAAATGAGTACAAATAAACAAGATACAACATTGAATGTGCCAAGTAAATTTAACCATTCCAATGCCGGAGGAGTTAATAGATACAGAGGTGTTTACCTAGGAAAAGTAATTGATATAGTTGATGATAGATATGAAGGCTACATTTATGTTGATATTGTTGGACACAATAGACAAGGAAGAATATCAAACAAAGAATCGAGACAAAAAGCTGTAAGAGTAAGAAGAGCATTGCCATATGGAGGTCATTATCAAGGATCTGATCATACAAGAAGTTATGGTATGAGTTGTCATCCACCTGCACCTGGCACTGAAGTAGTAATCTTGTTTACTGGAACGGATCAAGAAGGCATTATGATAGGTGTATTGCCTGATACTGGAAGAAACAGTAGTATTGGTGATAACACTGTGGCGTTTGCTGAAGGTGAACAAGGAGTTGCACACACCTACGACACATCAGCAGTTGTTTCACAAGATAAAAATACAAGACCAAGACATGAACTAACAGGTGCTGTAGCAAAGCAAGGACTAGGATTAGACAGTCTGAGAGGATTGAGCAGTAGTGGAGCTAGACGAGAATCTCCAAGTAACGTGTTTGGTTTTAATACTCCAAGCGGACACAGCTTAGTATTAGATGATGGTACTGCTAAAAACAGTGATGTCAGTCTAGCCCCAGACAAAGAAAGAAAAGAAGGATTGAGTAATCTTGTTAGACTTAGAAGTGCAGGTGGAGCACAAATGCTGTTCAATGATACAGCAGGCATAGTTTATGTAATAAATCAAGCAGGCAATAGCTGGGTACAGTTAGATTCTGATGGAAAGATTGATATCTATAGCAGTGGTGACATCAGTATGCACACAGAGAATGATATGAATTTACATGTAGGAGGTGACTTTTCACTAGACGCAGATGCTATTAATATGAAAGCTAGAGGCACAGATGGAATTAAAATTGAAACTGCAACAGGTGAATTTAACTTACACAGTGCTAAAGACATAAAACTTACAACAGATTTAAATCAGCATCTCAAAGCAGTTGGCAATGTTAGAGTTAGCACAGACGGCTTAATTGATCTTAACGGTCCTCCTGCATCTGCGGCGACTAAAACTACAAATAACAATATTACGACTAATAGAACAGTTAAACAAAGTATTACCGGAAGAGTACCAGAAGCTGAACCTTATGGTGGACATACACAAGAACAGTCTGACGTACCTAGTAGTGCTAGTAGTGATTCACTATTAACTGGTAAAGATATAGATATGACCAAAGTTACAAACAATAGCAACTCAGCTCCAAACAATCCTAAAACAAACAGTACAAAAGTTGGAGGACATGCACAAACTAGTAAAAACACAAACCCTAGAAACGGAGGACCGTTCTAATGGCTAACCTTACTTCTGTAGAACAACGATTTCAAACTGTTTGGGAAGATTTTACAGTAGCTGATAATACTTTATATTCAACAAAAAATGATGTTGGGAATATAAATGCCAGTGATAGTTGCAAATTGGTTGCATTAAATTTTGCAAGATACAATGGGTATGATCAAACGGCATATGGTGAAAGTTCAGTAACCACAGGACTAACAGAACAACAGTCATTTGATCAATGGACTACTGTTTTTAATGAACAGCAAAGAATAGTTAAAAATCAACTGCAAAGAAGCCCAATAACAAAGCTAAGTCAAAGCGTATATGATGGACTCATACTTTATCATTGGATTACAGGAAAATTATTTTATGTTGAAGCAGTTGAAGGCATTTACACTATGCTAGATAGTATACTCGACAACGACATAGATACAGTAGCTAGTATGATTAGGCGCAGTAGTATTAACCAATCCAAATGTATCAAAGCAAGTACAGTATTAAGACTAGCAGATTATGGTAAAAATAAAAATAGAACCTGGATGAGAACATATGGTATACACCATATGCGTGATCAAAATGAAAAGTTTCTATTGGATGACACAGAACTAAAACGTGCTAGATTTGCATATTATGCAGAAACACTTAAATTCTTGCCATTTACTCCAGAAAGTATTAAAAGAGATATTGCTAACAAATATAATAAAACAATTAGTAAACAATCATTTACATACAGTGGCACTAGTACTTTTACGTTATCTAGTCAACCAAGTATGACACCAGTAGAAAAACTACAAGTACAGGTAAACGGATCTATAATACAACACCTTTTTGACTTTACTTTAGGCACAACAGGCAGTGCTAATCAACTTACAATAACTAAATCGCTTACTAATAACGATATTATTGAAACATCTATAAAAATATAAACTTAGCATTTAATTTTACAATAAATACTTGTATGGCAACTTATGTAGGATATAGCAGTATAGGTGAGACAATTGGAAGTCGTAGTTTACAAGACATCGACATTGCCAAGCGTGATCTAATGAATCACTTTAATACTCGTAAAGGTGAACGTGTTATGAATCCTGAATTTGGAAGCATACTTCCTGAATTAGTTTTTGAACCCAATGACTTAACTACAATTACTGCCGCACAAGAAGATGTTGACATTATAGTTAACAATGATCCAAGATGGAAAGTATTAGAAACATTAGTTGATAAACCAAACGACCATAGCATTGAGGTTAAGGTTAGAATGGAATATATTGACACAGGAACAGCAGAAGAACTGTTTCTCAGATTTACAGGTGAAGAATAATGGCACAAGGCGCAAGACAAAGTAGTTTATTTTCTGCTGAAGATTTCAGTGTAGTATACGAAAGTTTCAGTGAAGCAAATTTTCAAGCATATGATTATGAAACTATACGAAACGCAATGGTTGATTATATTAATAGGAATTATCCAGAAAACTATAACGACTGGATTAACTCAAGTGAATTTGTAAGTTTAATAGAACTTATGTCGTTTTTAGGACATAACCTAGCATTTAGATCAGATCTAGCAAGCAGAGAGAACTTTTTAAGTACAGCTGAACGTAGAGAAAGTGCATTACGTATTGCTGAATTCTTAGGATATAATCCTACTAGAAACGTTGTAGCCAGTGGCTTTTTAAAACTTGAAAGTGTTTTTACAACAGAATCAGTGTTTGACTCCTTAGGAAATAGTTTAGCAAATACTACGGTGCAATTTGATGATACAACAGATCCAAATAGCTATCAAAACTTTTTAGCTATTATGAATAGCATATTCCAAACCAGTAGTCAATTTGGCAGTCCGTTTAGTAAATTTACAAGTGCTGGTGTTACTAATGAGATTTATAGAACCAATAGTGTTAATAATATTGCTGTAAGAAACTTTGATAATCAAGTAAACAATAGAAGTGCTACTTTTAGTTTCCACAGTGTAAGTGCAAATACAACTACTAACACACTAGCAGAAAAGACACCTGACCCTTACAGTGTTGTTGACTTACTTTATAAAGATGACAACAGTGGTAACACCAGTTCAAATACAGGATTCTTTGTTGGCTTTAAACAAGGTACATTAGAATATAAAGATTTTAATATCGATGAAGGCTTGCCAAATATTGTATTAGATATAAATGTTGAAAACGTTGCCAATGGTCAAGTATGGGTACAAACTATTGATGAAGTAGGACAAGTACAACAGAACTGGACAAGAGTAGACAGACAGTTTGGTGCAAGCACTATTTTTAATGCTACTAGTAATAATATCAGAAACATATATTCAGTAGCTAGTAGAGAAAACGACCAAATTAGTATTGTATTTGGAGATGGAGCATTTGGCAACATACCAAGAGGAATAATCAGAGTATGGTATAGAGTTGGACTAAACACAACCTACACACTCGATCCTAATAATTTTAGAAACACTTCTCTTTTATTTGATTACGTAGGTGTAGATGGTAACATTCACACTGCCACACTAACATGTAGTTTAAAAAACAAAGTTTCAAACGCAAGCGAAAGAGAAAGTCTAGATAGTATTAAAGTTAATGCACCTAGATTTTTTGCAACACAAGATAGAATGATTACTGCTGAAGACTATAGTATATTTCCAATTACAGTTAGTGAAAATATTGCTAAAATTAAAAGTGTTAATAGAGTACACAGCGGACACAGCAGATTTAGAGACTTATATGATCCTACAGCAACTTACAATGATGCAACCATGTATGCTGATGATGGATATATCTACGAAAACAATGTAACAAATCGTAGTTTAATTACACTACCAAACACACTAACAAGTGAACAACTTTATAACAAATATATTTTACCTTTGTTAAGTAATGAAGAACTTAAAAACTTCTATTACAATAGACAAGGATATTCAAGTGCTGGCTATAGCCCAACAACAGATTTTAACGATACAACTGACAGTATTACATCAGTCAATGCAACCACTAACGACGAAACTAATGTTTTTAGATGGAATCAAATTACTAAAGGAGCCACCAGTTCAAGTGGATACTTTACGCTCAATACTGGTTCTGGCCCTTATATCCAAAGAGTTGGACTTGTACAAACAAATGCTTTAAGAAAAGCCAGCTTAGGTGGCCTAGTAGAGTTTATTAGTTCACCTTATAAAATGGGTTATGTTAATACTATTACTGTAGTAAATGGAGGTACAGGTTATACAAGTGCTCCAACTATAACCATTGGAGGAGCAGGTACTGGCGCAACAGCTACAGCTACAGTCGTAAGTGGTATAATTACAGCAATATCAGTAACTGATTCTGGAAGTGGATATAATGCAAATACAGTTGTAACAATTTCAGGCGGTGGTGGATCAAATGCATCTGCTAGTGTTAGTGTTGCTTCTGCAGAAACTAAGTGGATGAAGATTGATAAAATATACAAAGACGGACTAGGAGATGATGATGCTAGTGGCTCGCCAACAGGGTTAGACAATGCAGGAAAAGGTGCTATTGTACTAAGTGGCATTGTAAACAGTGCTAGTAGAGTGCGTAGGATTGTTCCAATATTACAAAAAGACTTTGATAGTACAGTTAAAAGTTCTGTATTAAGCAAAATAGATTCAAAAGAAAGTTTTGCTCTAAGATATAATACTGCTAGTCAGTCGTGGCAAATAATTTCAAGTTCAAATCTACCTGCAAGTACTATTGCTAATAATAGTGTAGCTAGTTGGAGCAGACTGTATGAAGCTGATAATGCACAAACTGGAAGAGATAATAGCTGGTTAATCAGACTAAATTATTCAAGTACACAATGGGAAGTATTAGCAAGAAAAACACAATTGGTATTTGGCAGTACAACAAAGTTGAAATTTGGTAATTTAAACTTTAATGAATCCTTTAGCAGTGAAACAAGGAAACCTTTGAAAGATACACTTAAAGTTTTGAGTATTAACAAACTTACTCCTAATGATTCTACACCGCTAGGCGCTGATTATACTTTTAACACATTTGGATATATCACATATCAAGACGGTTACACAGACCCTTACAAAGTAAGAGTCACATTGTCTAGTCCAGATAATGGAAACTATCCAACAAATCCAGAAAGTTTTAATTCTATTCTGCGTGGAGAGACTATTAAACTAGGAACAAAAACAGTTGACGGATTTGATTATACAGTATATGATTCATCTGGAACAACCACAGTAAATGGTAGAGCAGATCTACATACTCAATACAACAGAATAAGTGATGTTGATAATGTAATTGATCCTGCAATTACAAACATTATTGATACATATGTACTGTTACAAAGTTACGACAGTGACTTTAGAATTTGGGCTAATTATGATGGTAGAATAGAAACAAAACCTAACAGCCCAACAATAAACGAATTGACTAACTTGTTTAGTACATTAGAATCTAAAAAAGCAATTAGTGACCAAGTAATTTACAGACCTGTAAAATATAAGATATTATTTGGCGATCTTGCTGACAGCGAACTACAAGCTAGGTTTAATGTAACTAAAACAAGTAACAGTTCGATGAGTGATACAGAAATTAAACAAAATATTATACAACTTATTACACAATATTTTAGTATAGATAATTGGGACTTTGGTGAAGATTTTTACTTTACAGAAATGGCGGCTTACATTCATAATAATATGATTGGAGAGATAAGTCAAGTAACAATACAACCAGTTGGAAATACAGATGATACAACAGATTTATTTGAAATTACATCAAATGGCGATGAACTATTCCTGCCAGTAGTTAAGACTAGTAATATTACAGTTAGTAAAAGTATAGCAAGAAATAGTACTACTATTGGAGAAAGTACTTCAGGATTGTTGACTTCAACTGGTATGTCAAGCGGAGGTTACTAATGAGCGAACGCAAAGCAAATCCTAATATAGCTCCTTTAATCACTAATCCTGGTGATAGTAAAAAATATACAGGTACGAGAGACATTGCTAGTTTTCTTCCTGAGATTTTTAGAACAGACGTAAACAAAGGATTTATTGACACCACACTTGATCAACTTCTATCAACAGGTAGTTTACAACCTATAAAGAATTATGTAGGCTCTAAGTTTAATAAAAATACAACAGTAGACAACTACATTGTTGATAATCGAGACAGTGATCCATATCAATTTACACCTAGCCTAGTAAATATTGATAAAAGCAATAACATTTCACAAGTAATGCCTTATGATGATTTAATTAATCAGTTAAAATTTAATGAAGTTAATATGAATAACCATAACAAAGTATTTGATGAAAAAGGATATACTTTAGACCTTCCTATAAACTACGATATGTTTATAAACTATCACAAATATTATTGGGCATTAGATACAGTACCACATGTAAGTATTAAACCAACAAGCAGTGCAATAATTGATATTGATAAAATAGTAAGTTCAGTAACATATACTACTCCAACATTAAGCACAAGTAACACACTTGCATTACAAAACGGTATGAGAATTATGTTTGATTCGACTGTACTAGATGAATTTACTCAAAGTGGTAACACAAACAAGGTATTCACATCTTCAGTTGCAATCGCAACAGGTACTGTAAAAGTTTATAAAAATGCTGTGTTGCAAACTATAAGCACTGATTATACCTATAATAGCGGCACAGGTGTTGTTACATTTGTAAATGCTCCTGCAAATGGAGATAAGATTAAAATACGTAACTTTTATGCTTATAGTACTAGTGGGAATTATGCAGTTGGAGACATTTACATAGTTGACAATGTAGGTGATAGTGGCGGTATAAAACTTACTAAACATTTTGCAAGTCCTGACTCTTACTACTTAGACGGAGATCGTGTTTGGTTAAATCATACTATGTATAGTAGTCAAGAACCTGTTGGCTATGACAAAGTTGGTGTAGGGTTTGATTTAGATCCATATGACTTTAAAGAATATAGAATGACTACAAGAGACTATGTGGTTGAACAAAGATACAGTAAAGATCAAAGTGCATGGGCAAGAAGTAATTTATGGATCCATGAAGATACAATTAAAGCAATTACTGATTTTGATACCAGTTTAACTTTTACTGATTATGTATTAGATAAAGTAAGAGCAGTAAGACCGATTATTGAATATAAAGGTAACTTTCAAAAATTTAATTTTGGTCAGAATCATATTGATTATGTAAATTTTGTGTACGGCGGATCTAACTTTAATCCTGCAACAGATTTAATTGGAAAAACAGAATTTATTTACAATGTTCAACAAGCAATAGCTTGGGTAAGTGGTTATTCAGGATACACTAAAGGTGCATATGTTTATGTTGATGTTGGTACTAGCCCTAACACTCTCAGAAGGTATTACGAGTGTATACAAAGTCATACAGAACCAAAGAATCCTATACATGGAGAGAACAAGCAATATTGGAAACATGTTACACAACGTGAAGTCGAAAATGGCGATAAATTTCTTTTTATAGGCACAGCTAACTCAGCATATAATAATAAAATTTATAGGGTATCTGGTGTTGGAACTAGTATTGCGTTGACAGAGATTTTTGGTTCTGGTAGTACTGCCATTAATACAAATGATAAGATAGTTGTACTCAATGGAAGAGAAACATACAATACTGATGCTACAGCTAGTAGCGATTTATTAACAGTACACAGAATTTATAGTGGTAGTGAAATATACTGGAACGGCACAGCTTGGGTATATGGTCAACAAAAGCTAGCAAAAAGCACTGCAATGAATGTTACACTATTTGATATCAATGGAGTATCATTGAATGACACTACTTTATATCCACAGAGTGAGAGTGAAGGACTAGCACTATTTGACTATAGTAAAAATTCAGCACACACAGTAGATGATGCATTAGGGTTTGCACCTGATTATGTTGACTACGGAAATAGTCCAGGTTTAAATTTTGAAATACCTTTCTTAACAAATGAAATATATTACACTGATAATAATACTAATAATCAAAAGTCTAGACAAAAGATCAAAGGTTATTACTTGTTTAAAGATTTCAACAACAAAACTTTCAATGGTTGGTCACTAGTGAGAAATGGACAACCGGTTAAAAGACTAATTAGAAAAACAGTAACCAAACAAACTGCTACACAAGCACTTAATTTTGATTTAGGTTACGGAACTTATAACAATGACAGATGTTATACTTTTACAAAGTTTAACGGGTTGTATAATGTTAAGTCACAGCAAACCACTAGCTTAAAGAATAACCTCAATGATATTAACGGCACTATGCCTGAGTTGTTTTGGAATACTAATACAACGTACACAATTAAAACACAATTTCCACAAGCTGAAATAGAATTCGTAAACACAGACGGAACTGCTATATCTGGAGGCTATACAAGAAATGCTGGATCAGGAGATGAATTTACTATTGCAATTACTACTCCAACTGTTAGTGAAATAAAATATAGAATAGCGTCTTCACCAACTGATTACGGCATTATATATTTCAATGCAGTAGCAAATGATACAACTTTAAAAGTTTATAAGAATAGCTCTGAAGTAACAAATTATACAATATCTGGTAATGTACTCACAATAACAGGAGGCTTATCTGAAAATGACAAGTACGAAGTTGAATACTATACACATAATGTTTATAGCACTACTGCTGAAGGTGATCAACAAGTTGCTGATGTACAAATACTAAATCCTCAAAATACAACAATGACAAAAGTTAGCTTTGGTGATCTGATCGAACACATGCGTAATCAAATGCAATCTATACCAGGATTCACTGGAAGTTATTTTGGTGTAAACAATTATCGAAATCTAGCACACATACATGAATTTGGCGGAACAATTAGACAACAGCCTTATTCAACTGAGCTATTAAACCAAACAATGATGGATAAAGATACTGATATTATTAGTAGTGTCAGACATGCAAGCAATAACTATTCATTGTTTTTACAAAAGTTTAAACAAAAAGCTGTACAATTACATAAAACTCTAGATATTTCAAAGAGCGTACATGAATTAACTGACGAAACTCTCAAAGCATTAAGTTTAGGTAGCAATAAAGATAGTGCATTTGCTAGAAGTGATATGGCAATGTTTAAAGAATATACCAGTGAAGATTATTCGTTCACAAGTACAGCTACAAAAGTTTTTGATTTGCCACAAAGCGTTAATACATATCAAGACGCACAGAATCATATTCAAGTTTGGGTAAATGATGCGGATGGTTCTGGAAACAGAAGATGGAGAAGTTTAGTTAAAGGTACTGACTATACAATAGCAAGTAATAAAGTAACTATTACAACTACAATTACATATCCAGCAGACGGACTTGCAAGAGTACATGTTAGATGGTATAAGCGTGACAGTTTAAGTTTTGTTCCTAGTAGTGCAGTAAAGTTGGGTATGATAAAACCTTACAATCCTGAGTTAAGATCAGACTATAGTGTAGACAGTGATGGTACAGCATCTACTAGTGTTATAATAGCACATGATGGTAGTGTACATATTAGAAAAGGTACTGAACTATACAACAGAGCTCTTGCAGGATTTAGTCCAGAAGATGCAGTAATATATGATTTAGAATGTAGAATTTTTAATAATCTAAACACAAAACATGATGATGTAAAAAATATCTCAACATATGGTCCTAACGCACACAGAGCAGATAGATACAGTTGGACTGAAGTACAGAATACAATAAAGAGTGAATATAATAAATGGAGTGTTAAGAACAAAAAAAGTGCATACAGCTCTACTTCATACTACAGTGGTAGTGACAAATTTACTTGGAACTACAGTAGTGTTACTCCAAACATAGGTGGATGGAGAGGATTATATCATTATTTCTTTAATACAGATAGACCACATACACACCCGTGGGAAATGATGGGTTACAATAAAAAACCAAGTTGGTGGGATAGCAACTATAGTTGGACTAATGCAAGTGAACGAACAGCATTAATAACAGCATTAAAATATGGAAAGACAAGTGATCCAAGCACTGATGATGTGTTTGATATCAATTACAGTTATAATAGCTACGATTGGGCAACTAATGTATTGGTAACAAATGCTGGTGTACTAAATGACCCAGTAACAGCAGGTGTTGTAACTACACCTGGTGCAACAGAACGATCTAAAGATTTTGCTTACGGCGACTGGGGACCAGTTGAAGCAGAATGGAGAAGGACTAGTGAGTATAAAATTGTTAGTTTCCTTGCACTTTTGAAAACAAGACCTCTGATTGCATTAAACGATTATTTTTCAATTAATCATAGAATTGAAAAAAATGTAAACACTGCAACAACTAAATTTGATAAGCCGATTATAATTACCAACAAAGATAAAAAACTAACAAGTTTTAAAACAGTTAGCCTGACAGGAGAACAATCACTAGGAAAGATAATTGAACTTGCAAGAATAGTTTCAGCTGGAACTGGTTATAGTAGTGCTCCAACAATTACTATTGATGATAACTTTGGAGCTGATGCCTCTATGTCAGCATTCATTGAAAATGGAAGTGTAAAAAGTGTTAGTGTAACCAATACAGGAAGTAACTATTATAATAGTCCTACAGTAACAGTATCAGGCAATGCTGTAGTCGATGCTTATATTGCTGATAATCATATTGAGTATCATGCAGGTTTGCAAAATGCTATGGTTGAATACGCTAGAATAGAAGCTACTACATCAGCTGATATTAGAGTTAGAATGGATAAAATGAAGTATTCTCCAATTATTAAAGCTGGTGGCTTTGTAAATAACAATCAAAAATTTATTTTAGAAAGCAGTCAAGATAAAGGTAGAGTTGTAGTTCCAGAAGAAAATTACAAGACAGTTTTATATAATAGTAAGCCTAACAAAGAATATTTTTATGGTGGCATAATACTTGAGAAAGTAGCCGCAGGATACAAAGTGTCAGGCTACGATAATAGCAACTATTACTTTAATTACAATAAAGCTGATTCAAACAGTAGCGTAATTGCAGTTCCTGTAGACACTCTAACAATAAACAGATACACTCAATTTGAAAATTCAATTAGTCAATTGAGTTACAATACTACTATTACAAATATTCAAGAAACTTATAACTTTATTTTAGGTTATGGTAACTATCTAAACGGTTTAGGTTTCTCACAAGATTGGAAAAGTTTAGGAGTTGATTTTATTACATGGGCTAGTGGTACAAGTGTAGACAAGTTGTATCTAATACCTAATGCAAATTCTGTAACTGTAAATGATGGTCACAATGGATATTTTGATAATTTAGATTCTAAATATGATGGCGTGTTTAACATAAATGACTCACTAGGTAAAAAAGTATCGTCAAGTGATTTAATTGTAAATAGAAACTTAATGATTCCAGACAGTGACACTGTGTTCAAAACAAAAACAAGTACTACTCAAGTTTATGGTTTAAGACTTTACAAGACTGAAATAGAACACATAATTGTATTTGACAGTATTACTGATTTTAGTGATGTTTTGTATGATCCTATTATAGGACAAAGACACACTAGAATTGTATGGCAAGGTAGTAGAACAAAAGATTGGAACGGAAAATTATATAGTCCAGGATTTATAGTTAACAACGATTCTATTATTCCGAACTTTGATAGTTTAGCTGGACAAGCTGACGAATATTTTGGTAAAACAAAAACACTCTCAGATAAACAAAAAAGTAATGTAGCTAGATTTAACATTGGTTATAATCAACCAACATGGGCTGAAAACTTAGACATAGAAGATGATTCATTGTTTGAGTTGGTCAAAGGTTCATACAAGTACAAAGGTACCAGACATGCACTAGATTCATTTTTAAGAAACAAAGGTATTTTTGATGCAGATGCTACTGGAGAACTGCACGAAGAATGGGCAATTAGATTGGGTGACTTTGGTGATACGAGATCTAGAGAAACTTTAGAGTTTGAAATTACACCTGACTTAGTAGTAACTAGTCCGCAACCGGTTAGATTTTTTAATACTCAGCAGTATGATGTATTAACTGACTTGTCTATTGACATAGATTTAAACAGTCCATTAATAGTTACAGGTACACCTGGTAGTAATTTTACAACAAGAGCAGTAAACACTTATACCAATAATAGTATTACAGAAGAAAATGTATTTGCAAATGACTACATTAAAGCAGGATTGCCACTAACTAGCGAAACAGATTTTAGAGTATTAAACAAAGAAGATATGCTAGCATTTCCAACACCAACGAAAAGTGTTTATAGCTTTGATGGTGACTGGCAACTTTCTAATTATTGGCAAACAGATCAAAGCTATAAGTTCAATGATAAGATAATTTATCAAGGTAAAGCGTATCAGATGATAGACCCAAAAGGGTATTCAGGATTAGCTACTGCTAACCAAGCAATAGAACAACTGGGTACAATTACATTACCAATTGTGCCATCTAGTGGTGGAACAATTATACTTGATAGTAACACTGTGAGCTTAACAAAAACTGCAACAACTACAGCATTAGGAGTAATACAAAAAATTGGTACACAAGACATTGTAACATCTAATGTAGTTACGCATGGTAGTACATTGATCTTTGGAGAAAGTAGTTTACTAGCTGAAACAATTACATTTGCCAACACAGTATCCACAACAAATTATAGTAACATTGTAAAAACAGGCACAGTAAGTAATCCAAGTTTTATCGGTAGTGCAACTAAAACTTTAATTATTGATGGTACAACTATAACATTCGATGATACTGTTAGCGGTACAACAAACATTACATTACAAGCGGCATTTGAAAATAGTTTCAATGCAAATGGCTTTAGTAATACAACTACACTTGCAACGAACAGATCAGCGGCATTAGAAAGTTTACGTGTTGCATATATAAATGCAAACAGTAGTAGTGCATGGGCAACATTCTTAACAACTTATTTTAGTGCTAGCGATTCAGGTATAAATTTAACACAGACACTTGCTTTATATAACACTAGTCCAAGTTATGCAACACAACTAGCCAGTTTAATCACCAGTGATGTAGCTTTAATAAATGCTCAAACTGGAAATAGTTATGTAGCGTCAGCAGTACTAAGTGGATCTACTGTAATACCAAGTAGTGATATAACATCAACACAAACAGCTATAGCCTCTGGAGCATATATCACAGCCGTTAAGACATATCTAATTGCTAATCCAACTGTTACTATTACAAATAGCACAGTAGTAACAACACAGAGTTCTAGTACATTTAAGACCTATCTATTAGCTGATATTGTTAATAAAATTACAGCCGCAGGAATTTCAAATATCTCAGCAAGTGCTAGTAGTAATTTTTTAAGGATTACAAAAACTACAAGTACACCTACTGTTGCATATAGTCTTGTAATTAGTGCAGGCACAGCAAATAGTGATGTAGGCTTTAGTAGTGTTACAGAAACTATTGCGGCAACAAGTAGTGTTACTACAACTACTCCTAATTTAACTATAGCACAAGTAGTTCAACAGATTAACAATGCTAGCATCACAGGAATTACGGCGCAGATTAATAGTGCTAATACAAATTTACTACAGATAAACTGTAACCTTGCAAATCTGTTTATTGGAACAGGTACTGCAAATAGTGTTGTTGGATTAACACAAGGTGTGACTCCTGCAAGTACAACAACAAGTACTAGTAATGTAGCTCTTGGCATCAATGATATAGTAGACAAAATTAATACAGCTACAATAAGTGGTGTAACAGCAAGCAATAGTAACAACAGATTAAAATTAACTAGTACAAATAGTACACTAGTAATAGGTGCTGGTACTGCAAATAGTGTGTTAGGACTAACAGCTAACACAATCACAGCGGTTGCAACAAATATATCAAATGTCTTTAATGCTATAGTAAATGGTGTTCAGGTTTTCCAAGAAATCACTGATCCTAATGTTTTTAGTATATGGGTTGCAGATGATAGTGACTTTGGAAATTACAACAAAGGTTATGATGTTTATCAAACAATGGATTTTGATATGTATATTTCTAAGAGTTGTGCAGGAATTGTTAGTGCAGACGAAGCACAAATTACTGTAGCACGTAATCCTTCAAGTCTAACACAAGCACACAACTTAGTAGCAGGTGATCTTGTACTAATACGTGGCAGTACAACAACGCCAAGTATAGATGGAATTCACAAAGTTACTAGAGTCGATACTAGTAATAATGCACAATTTTATATTGATGAATATATTGAAGAAGAAGGTGCCGCAGGAAACGTATACCCATTGCGATCCGTTAGATTTGACACATACAGTAGTCTAGACAGTGTGAAAAATCAACAAGTAAACAGTGTTTACAAATATAACTTCTCAGGAACTAGACAACAACAAAGTGCTAATCCAATTTATGCTTTTGTAGATGATGATGGATACGGCAAAAGTGCAGTATATAAATGGGTAGGTGATTGGGATAATAGCAATGGACACAACAACGGAAGTTGGAATGTAGTACGTAATGGAATACAACAAGCACGTAACGATTTAATTAGTAATGTTAAAATATATGACGCAGTAAGCCGTACTAGTATAGCAAACATCGAAATATATGATCCTGCTAAAGGTATTATATTTGGATTTATTGATAGAGAAATTGACTTCAAACTAGTTAATGATATTGCTAGCTATAACTATAATACCAATGATGGTGAAATTATAAACACTTCAGCATGGAAAGACGAATGGGTAGGCACCAGATGGTGGAATATTAGTACTGCAATCTATTTAGACTACGAACAAAGCACAATAGATTATCAACAAGCGAATTGGGGTAAGCTAGCTGACGGCGCAACAATTGATATATACGAGTGGACGAGATCTCCTGTTTTACCAGACCAGTGGAGTCAAGCTGTAGATGATGCTATTGTTATTGATGGATCTGAAGCGAGCGGTGAAGCCTACTTTAATATAATTAATAACGAAAAGGTGTATAACTGGACTGAACAGGTATACTATAATCCACGCACACAACGAGATGAAAGTGTATATTACTTTTGGGTCAAAGACAAACTTTCATACAAAGGATCTAGACAGTACAATGTAAAACAGTTGTCTACTTTGCTAACTAATCCAAATGGTTATGGATTAAGTTGGGCGGCGGCTAGTGGTGATAGTCAGTTATTGTTAAACAATATTGATTCATTTGTAACCAAAAACAGTGTTGTACAGGTTAATCAGAGTTACGGAGATACAAATAGTATGCCATTGAATGAATGGAAGCTACTAGCAGACGGCGATCCTTCTTGTATTATTCCAGAGTACTTTCATATTAAAATGAGAGATAGTCTTGCAAGTTATAATAATTATGCTGAAGATAAAGCATACACCACTTGGGCAAGTGCTACAGCTTATGCACAAGATGCAGTTGTATTACGTAATGCAAATTACTATACAAGTTTAAAAGCAAATAATCAGAATAACGATCCTGCAACAGATTTAAATAATACCAACTGGAGTAGAATATATGATTATAGCACAATAGATGTTACTCAAGAAGATGATGTCAGAGTTTGGAAAGGACAACATCTTCCAGATTACAATCTTCATAGACATAATCGTTATGGACACTTAGTAAGACCTAGACAAACTTTATTTAGAAACATACAAGAAGCAAGACAGAATTTTATTGAAGCACTCAATGATTTAGTTGGTGAAATAAATGTTGTAGATGAGATTAACGGATACACAGTATTATTTGATGATTTTGTAAAAGGAAATACAACTTATAATCTAAGAAATTATACAAGTTATAAAGATTGGTATCTAGTAGAAAAAGATGCAAGTGGTAAAACTACTTTTAGTTTCAATCCAAATACAGTAGCTGATGTGGTATACGATAATTTAGATGATTACAATAATGATGTAGATCCAGCTGACGGAAGTTATGTTTTAATTAAAACTAACATTGGTGATGATGGAATAAACCGACAAGAAATGTTCTTATTCACTAACGAAAAGAGTAAACTAGTGTATAAAGAAAAAGGAACACTGGAGTTCAGTGAACAATTTTGGTTTGAAAGTAAGTTTGGACATGGTTGGGACTCAGCTGGTTATGCAATGACACCTTACGATAGTGGCAGTAGTGAGCAAATAAGCAAGCTAATGGATATTGTAAGAAGTAAGATATTCACAGGACGCCACAAAGTTAAGTACAATAAGTTATGGTTTAAGCTACTATATTCAGCAATATTACAGAATACAACAGATGATTTTGCTTTTAAAACTAGCTATGTCAAACTAAAAGTTAAACATCAGTTGCTAACAAATAAAGAAAGATATCAAAGATATAGTATTGAAACTATTGAAGATTACTTTAATCAAATTAAACCTTTCCATACAAAGTTGGTAAGTCTGATAGATTCAAATACTCATGCAGAAGCAACTGATATACAAGTTGATGAGCAAGCAAGAAATATGGCTATTACAATTAAACATAACGATCACTCAACAAGAGATTGGGATTGTGATGTTGTTTTAGATGGTGGAACATTTACAACTATATTTGGTAATAACGTAGACTACGCTAATTTTACAACTGTTGACAACGATATTGAATTCATATATAATGGAAATGTATTTGATCAACCTGCTTGTGAAGGATGGGGTGAAGAACTTTATCCAACTGATTTTACAGAAAATATTGCAATCAATGTTCAAACAAATGCTAGCGGAAGTACAGTAACGTCTGATACAAGAACATTTAGAATGAGTATATATCAACCAAATGACATACATTTTAGTAATGTAATTGTAGATGCACAAAAAACAACAAC